TCCATTATCTCAACTCTAGAAAAATGAGACTACTGAGTTTTGTACAAATATAATGATAAAGGCTTCGCAAATGCAAGCCTAAAAAAATGAAAATCTTGAAATTGGTACATAGAAGTATATCAACCCAAACAGAAAGCAGAAACATTTGATGAAAGTGAAGATGAAGAACTACCATTTTAATTTATTAAAAAAAGAAAATGTATATAATAAAAAATCTAAGACATAGCAAACACCCTTTCTTCCTATTGGTGGAGTCACTGGACAATGCAACTCATAAGATGAACTTTAGGAAGAAAGATAAAGATGAGCTTAAAAAAAAGAAAATAACAGTTTGAAATTCTTATCTAAGAAAGAAAGAGGAACCTAAACCACCAGAATGAAAGATTTGAGAGATATTTTTTGTGTGAGCTGAAAAGTTCCAAATAGTAGACAAAAACGAAAAAAGCCAGCTATTAAATAAATGGGAAGAATATTTGAAAGGTGATCTTGAAAAATAAAATAAAATCATTATTTTAAAAAAAACTTTATACGTAACCTGAGACAGATGGCAGAAGAAAAAAAAGTAGGAAGAAAAACAAAATTTGACAAAGAAAAGTCCCCTCAGATGGTACACAATTATATCGAAAGTTGTGTAGATGAGTACGAAACAATCAAAAAAGCAGAGCAAGAAACGGCAAAATCAACATATCAATCTTACGACCATAGACTTTTTGCAAAAATACCAACAGTCGAATGATTAGCAAATTTCATGGAGCTGAATGACGATACTATATACGAGTGGAAGAAGAAACGAACGGAAGAGAGAAACGAGGATTATAAGCCGTTTTCCGAGGCGATTGACAAATTGAAGAGAACACAGAAAATAAAACTGATAGAAAATGGGCTTTGAGGCAATTACAATCCGACGATCACTAAACTGCTATTGGCGTCAAATCACGGCATGACTGATAAAAAAGACGTGAGTCATTCAGGAGAGATGACAAACAAGGTAGTATTCTCAGATGAGCTTTGAAAAAGTCCTTTTGTTGAAGAGGACAACGAGGATTTACCATAAAAAAATATAATGATAAATGAATTCACTATAGAAACAGAATTTCAAAGTTGACCTGATACAATAAAACAAAAGCTTCAGGAACTTTGAGACAGAGGGGTGGAAATATCTAAGCTAAGGTATTTTGAAGAAAAACAAATTTTAGAAAATTTGGCAACCAGAAGAATTGTCAAAAAAAATTTGAATATCTATTGCTACCTTTTAGACCTTGAGGAAAGACTTGATGCGTATCAAAAAAGACACGGAAAAAAAGACGGGGCTAATGTAGTGAATATGATAATGAAAAAGACAAAGATAGCAGGGCAAAAAAATTTTTTTTGAAACTATTATGGCTGATAAAAGACTTGTTTTTACGACTAAAAATTTCTAATGAAAACACTTTGACAAATAATTTGAGTACTTATAGGTTTGTTAGCAGTATTACTATTGCGAATTTGAATATTGTGGGCATTAAATATAATAACAGAACTTTATAACAACTTGACATAAATGACAGAGGTTATTTATAGACCATTAGAAAACCAAAAAAAATTTCATAACAGTACTGTAAAGTATAGACTTTTCTGAGGTGCTATGGGATGATGAAAATCTCAGGCTTTGAGGATGGAAGCTATTAGGCAGTGTCTTTCTGCAACTGGGATGACTTGAGTGATTTTCAGGAGGAGCCATCCAGAGCTACAAGACTCGATCATAACACCTATGAGAAAAGAGTTACCTTTGTGAATAGCAGAATATAAAGAAGGCAAAAAGGTGCTAATTTTCAACAACCATTCTGACGACAACAAAAAAAGCAGATTGCTTTTTAGGCACATTCAGAACGACTCTGATGTTTATAGATACCAGGGTGCAGAGTTTGACTTTATATGAATAGATGAGCTTACTCACTTCAGTTATTCAATGTTTGAATTTATCCTTTGAAGATTGAGAACATCTAAAAAATGAGTTAAGCCGAATTTTTTTTGAACTACTAACCCGTGATGAATATGACACGAACGAGTGAAAAGGATTTGGATAGACAGAGACTTTAGATGAACTGAAAATCCAGAGGACTATGAATTTATACCGTCTTATGTTTGGGATAATCCTTATATAACAAAAAACAACCCCGACTATGTAAAGACCTTGGAAAATATGGATGAGACAAGAAAAAAAGCATATTTGTATTGAGACTGGAATGTTTTTGCGGGTCAATATTTCAGGGAGTTTACCAAAGAAATTCACACCTGTGAGCCAACTGAAATACCAAACACAGACAAACCAGTAGCCTGTTTAGATTACTGATATAGCAATCCATCTGCAGTCTATTTACTCAACAAGGATCATGATGATAATGTTTATATATCCCACGAGATATATGAAAGCGAATTGCTATATGACGAACTTGCAAAAAAAATCAAAGAAAAAATTAAACCACACACAAGAGACATAGTAATTGACCCTGCACTTACCAAAAAATCCGAAACTACCAGAGAGAGCTTGAAATGAGTTTTAGAGGATTACGGCTTTTCAGTTCATCTCTGAAACAACGACAGGTTGACGGGTTGGCAAAAGATAAAGCAGTTGCTGAAAGATGAGAAACTAAAAATATCTTTTGATTGCACCGAACTAATAAGAACTATACCACTCCAGCAACACGACAGTAAAAAGGTTGAAGATTTAGATACAAATTTGGAAGACCACTGATTAGACGCTGTTAGATACTGACTGATGCATATATTTGGACAACAAATCAAGAAAAAATGAAGGTTAAAATTATGAGGACAAAAGAGGGAGTTTTAACAGTCAAAGCTTGACAAATGACAAATGTCAAATAAAAAAGGAATAAAGTTTTATAATTATAAAAGTCGAAATGTTGGATAAAATAACTCAATTTTTTAGAAGGTGAGTAGCTTGAAACCAGGGATGTCAAATTTCTTGAGAAAAATCAAGCCTGCAGAAACAAGATATGATGAGAAGTAGATGAGTGAGTTGAACCAAGATTGCAAATTGATATCTGAACGAAGATTTCAACAGGAAATTTAACAACATAAGGGAAAAATATAAAATATACGATGAGATGAGGAAGTCTGATGCACAGATAGCAGCAACACTAAAAGCCCTAAAACTTCCAGTTGAGGCAACAAAATGGACAGTTGAACCAGCAGAAAATGAAGAATGAGAAATAGATGACCAAGACCAAGAAATAGCTTCATTTTGTGAATATGTTTTGTTTGAAAAATTAAATAAAAGCTGGAGCGAACTTGTAGAGGAAATACTGACGATGCTAACTTTTTGATTTTCAGTATTCGAAAAAGTGTATTTTAGATGTGAGTATTGAGAATGAAGCAAAATTGGAATAGATTTGAAATTCAGGAAGCAAAGAACAATAGAGAGATGGGAAACTTTTGATTGAAAAGCCTGAGTGGTCCAGGTTCCTTTATGGTGAGATATTAGAGATGTTTCTCAATGATACATAAGCATCCCAGCAGATAAATTATTACTTTTTGCCCATCAGAAAGAATGAGAAAATTATGAATGAGTTTCAGTTCTTAGAAGTGCCTACAAACACCGATATTACAAAGATTATCTGTACAAGTTTGATGCAATCAGACAGGAAAGACAAGCAGTATGAGTGCCAAAAGTACACATAAACTGAAACATACCAAATGAAGAACAGGCAGAAATAGAAGAAGCAGTAAAACACCTTTGAGCTATGGAGAATGCTTATTTATATTTGCCGTACAGCAAGGAAGAAGTAGAAGTTGAATTTATGGATACAAGACAGGTTTGAGACACCAAGATCCAAGAAAGCATACAGCACCACGACTTGATGATTGCAAGAAATATCCTTGCTCAGTTTATGAATTTGGGAACTGAATGAAGTTGATGAAGCAGAGCTCTATCAGAAGACCATTCAGACTTTTTTATACTATCTGTGAAGGCAATTGCAAATTTGATTGTGGATGTATTCAATAGATATTATATTCCTGAACTTGTCAGGCTTAATTACGATACGGATAGGATCCCAAAACTAAAATATGATATGGAATTTACGAATACTAGCCAGCTTGTTGACAATATTGTAAAATTAGTGAATGCCAATGTAATGCTCCCAGATAGCAACACTGAACAATACATAAGAGAAATGCTTAATGTACCTAAAAGAGACTCTGAAGCACCTGATGAATTAGAAGATGTAGAGTTGACAGAGCAGCAACAAGAAAATCAAGATCAACAGGAAGTTCAGGCAAGTTGTTGTGGACACGACCACAATGACCCAGCTACTTTATATTTCAACCAGCTAAAAGATGAGTTGAACTTTGAACAAATCAGAAAAGAACATCAGAAAAAATAATTTCGTGCCACCAAGAGAGCTTACCTTTGCAGAAAATAAAGTAAAGCTGTGAAAAATTGAAAGGAAACTTTCAGAACAGGCAAGAGCTTTTGATGAAACGATGGATTGGTATGCATCAAGGACACCTTTCGATGAAGACAGGAGAGAACAGCTTGCAAACTATATGACAGAGCAAAGCAAAGAAATTTTTGAGTTTTGAAAAAAGATGGTAGCTTTGGAAATGGATAAAGATATTCCACCAACTGCAGATGAAACCTTAGGAGTAATCAAACAAAACAACATAAGATTGGTTGAAAGAGTTGACTCAGATATGAAAAACAGGATAGATTTTTCAAGAAAAGCATTTTCTGAGTGATTGGTGAGGCAGTTTTTGAAATGATTAAAAACATTTTGCATTAATTGAGTAATGAACATAGGAAGGAAAGTTACTATGGACACGTATGAAAACGATATATATGCAATACAATTTTCCGCAATTTTGGACGACAGGACAACGGACCTTTGTAGGGAGTTAGATTGAAAAGTTTTAGTAAAAGATAGCCCAGAAATGCAAAGAATAGAGCCACCAACCCACTTTAATTGTCGTTCAATGCTTGTAGAAATTATGAAAGATGAAGTTCATAAACCAGATTTTTCAGACCACATCCCAGCAAAAGAAGAGCTGGAAGAGCTTTGAAGAACCAGAACAAGTGAGCTTTGAGAACTAGGAGAACAGATGCAAGAAGACATAAGAAAAGCAGACAATGAAAGATAAAATTATACAGCCAAAACTTGACAAATAAATAATCCGCAATATAAAAGGGCAAGAATTTAAAATTAATATTGAAGTAGATGCAGAAGATATATTGAAGCAAAGAGTTTAGCTTGACCAGAAACCTTGAAGCTGGAGATAGAGTAACTATCCAGATAATGAGGAAATGAAGCTGGGCTCATCCACTGTATTGAACTGTGGAAATAGATGAAAGTTTTATGCAAAAGATAAAGCAAAATTTTGACAATGATGTTGTGGGATATGATATAGTAGTAGATGAAAACCACGAACCAAATGCGGCAGCAATGGGCTGGTATAGGGAGCTATATATACAAAACTGAAATATGTATGCAGAGATAGAATGTACAGCTCATTGAGCAGAATTGCTTAATAGGTGAATGTATAAATATTTTAGTCCAGAGTTTACTGAAGGCTATCAAGACGATGAGACGTTAATAAATCACTGACCTGTACTCACTGGCTGAGCCTTCACCAACAAGCCATATTTCAATAATATGGAAGAACTAAAGGAGGCATCCAGAAGTGAGGCAGAGGCAGACGCAAAAATATTTTACTTCGTAAATCCAAAACAAATGGAAAAGAGAAATGAAGAGATGGAATTCTCTGAAGAAACTCAAGAAACAGCTTCTGAGGAAGAAAACGAAGAAGTTGAAAACACAGAAGAGTCTGATGATTGAGAAACAGAAAAGGAGACAACTGAGGAAGAAGCTGATGATGAAGAAGTAGAAGAGGAAGAAAAAGAGCCTGAACCAGTGGAGCAATACTCAAAGAAAGATGATGTAATTCAAATGAGTAAGCAAGAATATGAAAAATTGAAAAACCAAGCTAAGGAGTTCAACAAATTGCTTCACGAAAAAAAGAAGTTTAACATCCAGCAAAAACTTGAAAATTACAAGTTCAATGCTGAAACTGGTGAGGGCGTGGTAACTCCAAAGATGGAAAGCAAAATACTTGAATTTGCTTCACAACTATCTGACAGCAAGGAAAAAGAGTTTTTCTCAATCTTATGAGATATTCAAGGTGATTTGTCTGAAAAATTTAGTGAAGTGGGACACGGAGAAGAAGACACAGAAGAATGAGAAAATGAAGCAGAAAAGATGTCTAATTACATAGAGACAAGGAAGCAGGAGTATATTAATGACGGGTACACAAACTATGAAGCGATAAAATTCGCACAAAAAGATTATCACAGAGCTAACAAAAGCTAACAATTAATTTAAATCTTAAATCATTACAAATGACAGAAGTGAACAGAAAAATAGGTGCAAAACCAGGAAGCTTTTATCCAACATTCTTGGCAGATGCCGAGATTGAAAGATTTAAAGCAGTGAAAGTGGACGACGACTACAAAGTTGAAATTGCTGATAGTAATGATGATGTAGTTATTGGAATAACTTATAATTCAAAGGACGAAGACGATGAATGAGTAACAGTAGTTACTTGAGGAACTGCTTTTGCAATAGCCGGTGAAAATGTAGATGCTTGAGATGAACTTGTAGCGGGTTCAGATGGTAAATTGTTTAAAAGACCAACTGACTCAGAAAGTTATGTAGTAGGTGTTGCACTTACAGAAGCTGGAGAAGATGAAGAAGTAATAGTACAAATTCAAAAATACTACAGATTCGATAGCGACTAGTTAATATTTTAAATCTTAATTAACAACAATGATACAAGGAAGACAGAAATATAATGTATTTCCAACATTGAAGAAATACGATGAAAAAACAGTAAGAGCTTTTAACGACCCAGCCAAAATGGCAAAAAAGTTTGGCAGCAAAAAGCCATATCACGACAGTTATACAGATTTGCCACTGACTCAACTATCTATTGCTTATATGAACGAGCAAGAAGATTTTATAGCAGATAGAATAGCGCCTGCAGTTCAAGTTAATCAGAGAGCAGGAGAGATCTATGAATATGGAAAAGAGCTATTGAGGCTTGACTACACTCATAGAGATGTAGGTGGTGAATATAATGAAGTGAGAGTTGAGCCAAGTAAATCCAGTTTCTATTATCTGAAAGACAGAGGTTTGGACGCTCCAGTATATATGGAGGATGTAGAACAGGCAGAAGATCCACTAGAACCAAGACAAGATGTAGCAGAATTCCTAACGCAGAAAATGTTGCTTGATAGAGAATACACCTTGGCTTCACAAATGACACAATCAAATCTTGGTGGAAAAACTCTAACTGGTGATCATAGATGGAACCAAAGCAATTCTGACTCTACTCCTTTTGAGGACATTCAAGAGGGTATAGATGATGTAAAAGACAAATCAGGAAAAACTCCAAACATTCTTGTACTATCCAGAGATACTATGAGCGCTCTGAGAAATCATCCACAGGTGATAGACAGAATTAAATACACTGGAATACCAACTGATGATACAGTAAGAGAGGCTATAAGAGATGCTTTTGGACTAGATGATGTAATTGAAGGAAAAACTCAGGCACACGATGGAGCAACTGGCTTTAACAATGTATGGCACAATAAAGCAATCTTGCTATACAGAGAAAGACAGCCAAGACTGAAATCAGTAAGTCTTGCAAAAACTATAGAATGGAATGGTTGAATAAATGTCCAAACATTTGAAGCTATGAACACAATGGAAGGTTTCAAGAGAAAAATAGATAGCATAATAAGGGTGGAGCATATGCTTGACCAAGTTATTATGGACAGTGACTGTGGTTATGTTATCGAGGGGACTTGAATAAATGCTTAATATTTGCAGGGCTTTAGCCCTGCCTTTACTAATTAATCTGAACAATGTATTCAACAATGGAAAGTATAAGGAATGAAGCAGGTTTTCAAAACGCAGACTTTATTGAAGATAGCTTGATTGAACAATATCAGGAAGAAGCAAATGGGATTTTAAACAGCTATCTTAAAGCAAGATATGAGACTAAATGAGTTACATTCAGTAATGATAGTCTGAATTTGCTTGGATACATCGAAAGATTAATAGCAGCATGAAATTTGCTTAACAAAGAATATTGAATAGAAGACCAAGAAACTTTGAAAGAAGGAGATAAAAAAATAAAGCAGTGAATGGATGAATTGAAAAAGATTAAAAGAAGAGACCTAATTTTGACAGATGAAGATGGCAAAGAATTGAATCTTGCGAAAAACTCAAACAGGACAACTTATAAGTTTCCAAAAGACCCAGTCTTTAAAATAAAACAGACATTCTAATGGGTATAAGAATTGATATGGATATGGAAGGTGAAAGGGTTTTGTCAAGAAACTTGAGGGTGATGGCAGATAATATATCAGATTATAGTCCTGTAATGCAAAATATAGGGGAAGACGTAAAAGCATCAACTTTAAGGAACTTCGATACAGAAAGTTCAGAAAGAGAAGGAAGGTGGGCTGATCTAAAGCCGGAAACCATAAGACAAAAGAGAAGGCAGTGATACACAGGCTGAAAGTTAGTTAGGACGTGAAAGATGAAAAGAGGGTTTGAATATGAACACGATAGCTTGAGTGTAAAAATAAAAAACGATGTTGAATACTTTAGGTTTCATCAAAGAGGTACACCTCATCTACCGAGGAGGATGATGATGGAACTGAAAAGACAAGACAGGCAAGAGATAATAAGGAGGATACAAAATTATATTTACAAACAGTCCAGAACATTTAGAAGATATTAAGATTTATGAAAAAAATAATTGAAACTCTTAAAAATAAAATACAGGCTCAAATAGATGAAGACAAAGAAAATGATTGACCTTTATCAAATATCAAAACAATCTTTGTAGGAGACCCGTATTGGATACCTGCAAGTGCTATGCCTTGTATAATAATATGAGTTTCAAACTGAACTGCACCTTTCAGATGAACAAAAATAGAGGTAAATTGAACCATACAAATAAATTTGGTGAGTAATATAAGAGATTTCTATAATAACAAATACAAAACAAATGTAGGATGGTATGAAGATGGCCTTAAAAAAATGTGAGCTTGGGACTGAAAAATGCAAGAAGGACTTTTGAAAGTGTTGGCAACAAATGAACTTATAGATGGTGAAGTGGAGCTAACAGAAAACATCAGCTTTACTACACCGATCAGAAGAAGGGATGATGCAGAAAAAAATCAGGCTTTTACTTTTGAGCCTACTCTGCAATTCAGCTTTAAATCGATAAATAGAAGATAATGATAGTAAAAATGCAAAGAAACTGCTCTGTTCCTAAGGTTGGGATATTCAGGAGTTGAGAAACTGTAAATGTTTCCGAAAATATGTGAAACCAACTAATAAGAGAAGGAAAGGCAGTTAGCGTAGAAAATCAGAAGGTTCAAGGACCTTCAATCGAACACAATGCAACAAACACAGAAGAAGAAGAAAAATCATATGAAGATATGACAGTAAAGGAATTAAAAGAAATAGCAGAAGAAAACTGAGTAGAAATAAGCAACAAAGATAGAAAAGCAGATTTGATAGAAAAAATCAAGGATTTATAAATTAATAACAAAAAAATGGCTTCAACAAGATTAAGTTATATTGCAGTAGCTCCAGAAGACGAAAGAAATGAGTTCAAATATCCAAACACATTCTTGGATTTTAAAGAATGAGGTGGATTTAATCTGGAAAAGGAAATTATAGATAATAATCCGGTAAGATGAGTAAGAGAAAACTCAATCACTGCTGAAGATTGACAAGCTAATATATCAGGAGATTTGACAGTAGACCTTGACATAAACCAAGCAGGGTACTGGTTGTGGAGTGTGCTTGGTGATTATTCTGTAGAGTCTGAAGGGGAGAAATATATTCACACTTTTGAAACAGGAAACAAGGTGAATTCTCTGTCTGTCGAAATGATGAAAGGTAACCCGAATGACGAAGATAGCACTGTTGTAAGAGTGGCAGGAGTTTTGGTAGATACTATGGATATAACTGCAGATACAGAGTTAGTGCAAATGCAACTTGATTTGATGGGTACTACATATTTTGAAATGACAGTGGCAACTGGATGAGATACAGACACTGGGAGCTTAGAAACAGGTATAAATAAAGAAATAAAGCTTGAAGATAGAACCGATTTGTTAAAAGAAGGTGATACAATCATTATAAAAGAAAGAGACGGTGACAGCAAGGAAGAAGTAGAAATAACAGATATAAAAGACAGCCACACAATAGAAGTGGATGAGATAACAGAGTCTTTTGAGCTTGATAAGGTCCCACAGATATTCTTGAAACCAAGAACACCAAACTATGATTGGACTCCAAAGCCTTTTTCATTCTTCCACGCAAACATCTATTCTGGCAAGGATGAAAGCGAGGTTGATACAAAAGAAAACGAGGACAAACAAGACAACGTGGAAAACTATACATTTACGTATGAGAACCAGCTGGAAGAAAGGTATTGAAGTTTGCAACAAACTCCAACAAGCATACAAGAACAAGGCGTAAATGTAACAATGGACTTTGAAAGAGTTTTTAGCGATAAGACAGAAATTGAAAGATATCAGAGATTGACCGAAAAATATCAAAGAACAAAATTCCAAAGACCATGAAATGAAAATTATATCCAAATAGAAACTCCAAAGATAACAACCACAGAATACAGTCTTCCAAGTTGAACAGATGATATATATGTAGAAAGCATAACAGCAAGAATACAATACGATATGGAAAAATGATATGCAATCAAAGTCAAAATCAAAAACGATGTAGAAGATTACAGCTCATAAATTTAAAAACTAAACAACTATAATGGTAGTAGTATCCAGACCAACAAAAGATATTGAACTTAACTGCATAGAATGAGCAAAAGTTACGATATACAAAGAATTTACGATTTGAGATATTGAGTTAATAGAGCAGATTGATTGAAATGTAGCCAAAACAATAAAATGATTGAGTTTATTAATAAAAGACTGGAATTTGGAAGAGGAAGAAGGCAAAAAAATGGAAATAAATGAAAATTCAATCAGAAATTTAGGGCAATGATTTATCACAGAGATGTGAGAACATCTGAACGAGGTTTTTAACTATAAAGAAGATAAAGATAAAAAAAAATAAAGACACTAGACTTCACAAACCTGATTAAGCCGAAAAAAAAATCCTGAAACCCAAACATAAAAGACAAAAATAATTATAAAAGGTTTATAGAGTATGTGTTTTTAGAAAAATTCGGTTTAAGACCACGAGAAGTTGAGCAACTCACGAGGGAGCAATATAATGATTATCTACAAATTATGAGTATTAAGAACGAGATGGAGAAAAAAGAAAAGGAAGAGGCAAAAAGAAAACAAAAAAGAAGTAAAAAATAATTACAACTTAAAGCATCAAAAATGGTAACAAATCTATGACAACAATCCTTGGACATCATCGTAAATATGCAAGACCAAGCAAGTCAAAAGCTTAAATGATTTGGTGAAAATGTTAATAAACAAGCCAAATCATTTTCAAGTAAAACCAAGGAAATGGCTCAGACAATGGAAAGGAGCTGAAAACAAATGAGGAATGTTTGAGGTACTGTTTTTGGTGCTATTTCCTGAGCTGTAGCAAGTACAACTACAAAGGTTTGAAATTATGCGGATGAAATACTTGATGCAGCTGATAAAACAGGTTTGTCTACTGATAGACTACAAGAATATAGATATGCTGCGGAACAAGTTGGAATAGAAACAGATACATTAGAGTCTTCAATGGAAAGTTTTACCAGAAGACTTAGGGATGTGGAAGAAGGTACTTGACAAGCTGGAGAGGCCTTTGAAAGTCTATGAATAGCAACAAAGGATCAAGAATGAAATTTTAGGCAACAGTGAGAACTGTTTGAAGACACAATAGAAAAATTGGCTGATATGGAAGACCAAACAGAAAGAAATACAATGTTGACCGAGTTGTTTGGTAGAAGATGATTAGAGTTAGCACCTTTGTTGGAAGAGTGAAGTGAAGGAATAGAAGAGATGACTAAAAAAGCAAACGAGCTATGATTGGTGATGGAGGAAGACTCTCTTGATGCAGCTGATCAATTCAGAAAAGAGTGGGACAAAGTAAACACACAAATAAGGCAAGTGGGAAGTGAAATATGATTGGCGCTTATACCGGTGATGCAAAATGCAATTGATACAATTCAGCCAGTAATTGCAAATGTTCAAAATTGGATTTCAGACAATCAAGAACTAATAGAGTCACTGACGAAGATGTGAGGTGCTATATCTTGAGTGGTTGCTGCAATGTGAACAGCCATTACAGTGGTTAGACCCCTAACTGCAGCAATATGAGCTTTACTGAGTCCTATATGATTAGTTGTAGGTGCTGTAACAGCTTTAGCAATTGCTTGGAAAGAAGATTTTATGGGGATACAAGATTTTACTCAGTGAATTGTAGACTCAATCAAAGGTATATTTTGAGCTTTTACAGGTGACGTAGAAAATGAGTGGACTGAATTCGCACAAAATATAATGGATACGGCAAGAAATGCTTTTCAAACAATAAGAGAAGTAGCAACAACAATATTTGACACATTGCAAAGTTTTTGGAAGGAGTGGGGAGACGATATAATGAATGTGTTTGACTCTGCTTTAAATTTTGTTGTGACTGTTTTTGATAGTGCTTTTTCTCTAATAACAGCAATTGTTAAACCTGCGTTAAATCTTTTGCAAACGGCAATTCAGTGATGGATTGAGCTAATAACTGCAATACGAAGCCAACGAGGTGATGAAATAACTACAATTTTTGAGGAAACAATGAATATAATTCAGTCTGTCTTTGATACGTTTAGTTCAATCCTGAAATGAGATTGGAAATCAGCTTGGAATAGTATAGTTGACATTTTCAATTCAATTTGAACAATATTGTTTGATGCTGTCGTTGAAATACATTCTGATATAATGTCGCGATTGTGAAATTTTTTCTTGGACTTAGCAAATAATTTTTTAGATTGGGGATTGAATTTAGTGAACAAATTGAGAGAATGACTTGCTAATGCAATATCAGGTTTATGGGAGTGGTTTGGTTGATTAAGAAATGATTTTTCAAATTGGTTTACTGATTTAGGAGTTAGTTTCCTGAGTTGGTGAGAGGATTTGGTACGAAGTTTGATAGATTGAATAAGAAATATTGGATGAGAAATAAGAAGTGCTATAATGGACTTTGTACCGTCTCCTTGAGAAATAAGAGATGCAGTAACTGATTTTTGATGATGAATGCAGGAAAGGATGGATAGTATGATAGAAAGTTGAGCAGGAATGATAGGAATGGGACCAGAAGCAAGAGCAGAAGGATGACCCGTAAAAAGAAATTCGCCATACATTGTAGGTGAAGAATGACCAGAGTTATTCGTGCCAGACACTTCATGACAAATCATTTCTAATGATGAGATGAAAATCGCAGAATGAAGTTGATGAGAAAGAAACGTAACAGTGAATATAAATATGTGATGAGTAAATGTGAACAATGAAGCAGATGAAAACAGGATGACAAGAAAAATAGAGGAAATAGTTATAAATACATTTAAAAAATGACAGTTAGGAATATAATGCAGGTGAAGTTCAATTGACAAGATGTAATAAATACAGAAAAAAGATATTTTTGAACCGTAGAATATCTGAATTCTAGAAACATAGAATATGAAAGTTCAAAGATAAACAGATATTTTTGAACAGTGTACAATATAAGGGAGACTGAAAAGAATATTGTAGTAAGTTGAACTATTCATGCAGATAGTAGAAAAAATCTATTAGATATTATCAATGAAATAAAATGAAACATAATAATAAATGAACAAGCGGATTTAGAGATATTTGAGGAAAACTGACGATGGAAAACAAAAGCAGTTTGCAACTGAATAGAATTCAGTGAAAATCATTATAACATAGTCTGGACTGATTTTCAAGCATCATTCCTAAGTTTAGATTATATCAAGGAGGTAGAAAAAACAGAATACAGTGAAAATGAAATTTCTAGTCTATCTTATTGAACAGAGATAATGAGAGGATGAAATGCACCTGCTGAAACGTATATCAAAATAGATGTTGAATCTGCAAGTGAAATAACAGGTATAGAAATAGAAAGTTGAAGTTATAAGATGAATATAGAAGCTGAAATAAATAGCTGAGATGAAATAGTAATAGATGGAATAAATAAAGAGGTAAAACATAATTGAGAAGAGACAAAATTTTTTTGAACTTTTCTTATTTTGGATCAAAAAGAAAATGATATGTGAATAAGTTTTGAATGAGAAAGTGTAAAATATGATCTTTATCTTTATTATCATAAGAGTTATAAATAATGTTGTATATTTTTAATAGAGATTGAACCAGTTACGATATAATATCAAATTTTGAATATGATACAATAAGAGAGAATGATTACAACGTAATAAGGGTAAACTGAAAAAATGTTGACAAATACATTTGAAAAATTTGATATATATATGACAAAAAAAATCTGATTGGGTCCTGAATAATAGAAGAGTATTCATATGAAGAATGAAATCAGATTTCAACTATAGTTTTATATCCTTTGTTAACTGATTTAAGACAAGATTTTTATTTTGATGATATATGAACTGTTGTTCCTACTTTGGGCAAAGATATATCTGAGGTAGTTGAAGATGTTATTGAAAAGTATAGAGAAAAAGTAGATAATCCTATATTGAAAAAAGGAGAGTTTTTGATGACTTGACAAGAGATAGAACATACTTTTACAAATAAAACTTTTTATGAAGTTTTTGAATTTTTGAGGAATGAGTTAATAAGTTTAGAATATTATGTTGATATTAGTTTAGATGGAACTGTTTCTGTAAAACAAGTATGAAATACGAAATTTTTAATTCTTTGAAAAGATTTATATTCAATTTGATATGAAAAAGACACAAGTGAAATAATAAACAAAGTAAAATTTGATAATTTGAAAAAATGAGAAAATCAGATTATTTTTGAAAAGGAGGAAAAGGACAGTCAAGAACAATATTGAATAAAAAGGGCTACAAAAATAGAAGACTGAAGATTTGAAGATGAAGACACAGCTAAAGATTTCGTAAATAGATTTTTTGCAGAAAATGCACGGGCAAAAATAAAGGTAGATAGCATAAAGACTAATAGAGAAGATATAAAATTGTATGATAAAATATTTATCGAAAACTGGCAAAATAATATAAAGGATGACTTGTATGTAATAGATAAAGAATATGAAAAACATTGAATATGGAATATCAAAATCGGGACGAAACTACAAAGAAAAGATATGTCAACTAGAGAACAATTTGAATGAGTAAAGAGAAATATAGAAGAGATAGAAGAAACAGATTTGCCTGATTATATAGAAGAGACGAAAATTACCTCTACAACAATAGAAAGCCCTTTCATTAGCTGAAATCAGTGATATTTTACAGAAATTTTCAGGGTTTGAGAAGATTGAATAGAGATAGACTGAGTAAACAAAGAAATAAGGAGCGTAAATTTTGAGAGTTGACAAGATTGATGGAAAATAAAAAATGATTGAAGTGCTGAATTTAATGATGTGGAAGTAAGAGGACAAATAGACCTGACAAAAGAAAGCAGCTGAATAACAAATTTTGGAGATGCTTGAAATTTGGTAACTGCTAATAATCTTGACGATGTGCCTGATTGAGAAGATTTTGGAAAAGTATTGTCTACAAGTATAGAAGCAGGGAAAATAGTTTTGAGTGAAGTAACTGGAGAGCTTGATGATGTAGATGATTGAGAAACGTATAAGAAAACAACAGAAAATGAAAAAACAGGTGCTTGAAGAGGGTTTAATGCGTTAAATGAAAACAGTAGATACCAAGAATGGCTAACAACAGCAGATATTTATATGAGTGGAGAAAATCCTGATAATTGAGTTGTGCTAGATACGGACTGATTGAGAGGTTTTGTTTGATGAGATAAGACATTTGAATTGAAAACAGACTGATGAGACTGATTTTTCAAATGAACATTAGGTGCATCGAGAGTAGAAAGTGGTACTGAAATAACAATTGATGCTTGAACAAACGATTTGATAAATATAGATGCAAATACTCCGCCTGATGTATGACCTAGGATGGATATTTCAAGTTGATGAGATACGGTAGGTAATGCAGACAATGCTATAAGAATTTCAAGTTGATGAGATATTAGTTCTAATCCGTATTTCCAATTTTTCCAAGATTGAGAGAGCATAGGAAAAATAATATGAGAAAAAGACAAAGAGATAGAAGTAATAGGAAACACATATGCACTGGACGTAGTGAGTTTTTCGAGTGATATAGAAAGTGAAAAAACTATACTGTCGTATTGAGGTATCATATCTTTGGATAATGTTGTGACAGATGGAAAAATAGCAATAAACAATAATGAAAATGAACACATAGAATTGTATGTTGATGAGATAAAAAAATGAGAACTGTACACGAAGGATGATTGATGAATCTTTTGGGAAGAAGATTGAATTGAATACGACTTAAGAGAATGAAATTGAGATTGAGATGAAATTAATGAATGAGATGATATAAGTCTTTTAAACAATGATGCTTGATATATAACTAACGTAGAAAATGAAAGCATATGAGACTTAAACGATGTAAATATAGACTGAATAGATGATTGAGAAACATTAGTTTGGGATAATACTGAAAATAAGTTTAAGCCTTGAGAATGATGAGAAAGTTGAAGTTCTATAGCATCCCCCTTTATCGCTTGAGAGTTGATAGAGCAAGGAAAAGCAGTATGAGTTGATAGATATGAGTTG